TTTTTGAAGTGGAGCTGACGGTGGGGGGCGACTTTATTGATTTCCTGGTGATAAACCAACGCGACTCGAACGCTGTGCTTGGAACTATCACGATTGAGAGAACCGGCGGCGGCGGCGGCGGCGGTTGACGTGGTTTATACACTTGTGATTGCCGCGACGAGATCCTCGGCGGCTAGGAGAACGCGATGACAACCGACCCGCGATGGAAATCCCAGCTGGGACAGGACCGCTTCGTGTGGCAGACGCTCGACCGCAAGACCGGCGGGACGTTCTTCGACATCGGCGCAGGTCATCCCGAGCAGATCAGCAACACCGTGGTACTCGAGCGCGGCTTCGGCTGGCGCGGCCTGCTGTCCGACATCGAGTACGACAGGCAGCTGCGCGAGCAGCGCGCCAAGGACAACATCTACCGCGCCGACGCGACGGACATCGACTACGAGGCACAATGGCTGCGGCTTGCGTCCGACGAGTTCCGATGGGTCGATTTCCTGTCGCTCGACCTCGAGCCGCCAGACCTGACGGCGCGCGTGTTGCTTCGGATGCCGCTTGACCGCATCCGCTTCCGCATTGCCTGCGTCGAGCATGACGCGTACCGCGACGGCGAGCGAGGCATCCTGCGCCGCGACATGATGCGGAGCTTCATGGAGTGGAGCGGCTACGTCCGCGTGGCCGACATCGTGGTGAATATGCAGACCGATGACGAGATCATCCAGGCGCATATCGAGGACTGGTGGGTCCATCGGGACAGCGGGCTGGTCGAGAAGGCTCGCGCGGTGCTTGGAGTCAACGCATGAAGACGGAACGCGTACCCATCGGCTCGGTGCAGTTCGATCCCGCGAACGTCCGCAGGCACGGCGAGAAGAACCTTGACGCGATCAAGGCGAGCCTGTCGCGCTTCGGCCAGCAGAAGCCGATCGTCGTGGACGCGGATGGCATCGTGCGAGCCGGCAACGGCACGCTCATGGCTGCGAAGGCGCTGGGCTGGCCAGAGGTGACGATCGTCCGAACGTCACTCAAGGGCGCGGAGGCGACCGCCTATGCGATCGCGGACAACCGTACCGCGGAGCTTGCGGAGTGGGACGACGACGCGCTGGCGCAGACGCTTGCCGCGCTCCAGATTGAGGACGAGGAGCTGGCAAAGGCTACGGGCTTCAACGATGCGGAAATCGCGGCGCTTGCCGTGCCTGACTTCTCGCCGGCATCGGAGGACGAGCAGGGCAGGCTAGACGAGAAGGCAAAGGTTCGATGCCCGGAATGCGACCATGAGTTTACGCCATGACCTCAAGCTCGACTGGTGCTCGTTTGAGGCCGCGAAGTTCGCGGTCGAAAGGTGGCATTACAGTCGATGTATGCCGAGCGGCAAGCTGGTAAAAATCGGGGTATGGGAAAACAAGGAGTTCGTCGGCGTTGTGATATTTGGCAGGGGAGCAAATCACAACATCGGAAAATCGTTTGGTTGCAACCAGACGGAGATATGTGAACTTGTACGAATAGCACTTCGGACGCATTCAACACCAGTAAGCCGAATCATGGCAATCGCGTTCTTGATGCTCAAAAAACTCAGCGATCTCCGTCTGTGCATTAGTTATGCAGATCCGAGCAGAGGTCATGTAGGATCTGTATATCAAGCGTCGAACTGGATCTATACAGGCACATCGAGTCCACAAAGTGAGGTCGTCGTAAATGGCGTTCGGATGCACAAGCGAACGGCATCTGCGAAGTTCGGTTCGATCAAGAATCTTGATCGGGCTCCGATTTCTTGGAAGCACAAATACCTCATGCCGCTAGATGATGAGATGCGCGCTAGAATCACGCCGCTCGCAAGGCCTTACCCAAAACGCGCCGGAAGTGCTGCAAGCGGCACGACCGACTTCCAGTCGGGAAGGGGCGGTGCAACTCCGACCCCGGCGCTTCAATCATCGGAGGAATATCGAAATGGCTCGGCCTAAAGGGTCGGTAAAGCCGGTCGACCTTCGGCAAGTCGAAGCGCTTGCCTCAATGGGTCTAACGCAGGATGAGATCGCGGCCGTCGTCGGTTGCACCTCCCGCACACTTCGCGCGCGCGCGGACACTCGCGCCGCGCTAACGATCGGCGGCCACAAGATTCGCGCTTCTATCCGCCGGTGGCAGTACGAGAAGGCGAAGGAAGGCAACGTCGCCATGCTCATCTGGCTCGGCAAGCAGCTGCTAGGCCAGCGCGAGCGCATCGAGCAGGACATCCGCGAGGAAACGGTCGTAATCGAGCCCATCGCCAAGAGCGGAACCAATGCGTGAGGATCATGCTACCCGCCATCGAGAGCGTGCTGCATGAGTCGCAGCGTGAGGTATACGGAAAGCTCGCGCGCTTCTCGGTTCTCGAGATCGGCCGGCGCTGGGGAAAGACCACGTTCGGCCGCGTGATCTGCACCTATGACGCGATCCACGGCAAGAAGGTCGGATGGTTTGCGCCGTCCTACAAGTACCTTGCGGAACCCGTCCGCGAGTTTGAGCGCGCGCTAGGGCCGATCATCGCCAGGCACGACCGCGTCGAGCATCGGATGGAGCTGCGTACGCGCGGCGTGGTGGACTTCTGGACGCTCGAGGATGTCGACGCGGGACGATCGCGCGACTATGACCTGGTCGTCATCGACGAGGCGGGAATGGTCGCGCATCTCCTCGACTGCTGGCAGCAGTCGATCCGCGCGACCTTGACCGACCGCAAGGGGCGCGCGCTGTTCCTCGGCACGCCGAAGGGCAGCGGCGATTTCCATCGGCTCTTCTCGCAGGCAGAGTCGGACGCGTCGGGCGAGTTCCGCGCGTTCCGCATCGGATCGGCTGCAAACCCGCACCTCGACCCAGCGGAGATCGAAGCCGCGCGGCGGATGCTGCCGGCGCAGGTGTTCGCGCAGGAATACGAGGGCATTCCCGCGGAGGACGGCGGGAACCCGTTCGGCCTGTCAGCCATCGCGCAATGCGTCGCGCCAATGTCGTCCGATGCGCCTGAGGTCTGGGGCGTGGACCTTGCGAAGTCCAGCGACTACACCGTCGCCGTGGCGCTCGACGGCGCGGGTCGCGTCTGCAGGCTCGAGCGATGGCAAGCGCCGTGGACGGTCACGCGCGAAAAGCTGGCGCGGATGCTTGGGCAGCTGCCGGCGCAGATCGACTCGACGGGCGTGGGCGATCCGATCGTCGAGGATCTACGCAAGGTCTGCCGCCGCGCAGAGGGCTTCAAGTTCACAAGCGCGACGAAGCAGCAGCTCATGGAAGGTCTGCAGATCGCCATACAGACGGCCGAGGTACGATTTCCCGAAGGCTGGCTCCGCGCTGAACTGGAGGCGTTTGGCTTCCGATACTCCACACGGGGCGCGGTGCAATACGAGGCAACGGTCGGCCACGACGACGGAGTGTGCGCGCTCGCCCTCGCGCTCCATGCTCGACGGCAGCGGCGGCCCCTCATCGTGAAGGTCATATGAGACGACTACTCGACCGAATCAAGCGCGCGTTCAACGAGGACAAGTTCCTGCAGACCTCGATGCAGATTGTCCACGGCGACGAAGGCAAGCGCCAGCCGTTCAGCTACCAGGCCGCCGTCGCGTCGTACCGATCCTGGATCTACGCAGCCGCAAACCTGAACGCGGTCGCGGTCGCATCGCAGCCGATCCGCCTGTACGTCAGGAAGGGCGGCCGCAAGAGCCTTTGGCGCACGCGCGCGCCTGGCATGAGGGCGAAGGCATATCTTGCCGGCGACCTCTCCGCGCAGCCGTCGCGCACGGTGATGACCAAGGCCGCGGAGTACGGCGACGACTACGAGGTCGTAACCGAGATGCACCCCGTTCTCGATGTACTGAGCAGGTTCAATCAGTACCAGAACGGCTTCGACGCGACGATCCTCCGTATCCTCTATACGGAGCTGACGGGCAACGCGTACATCCATCCCGTCATCGACCGCCAGCTGGGTCGCCCGTCGTCGCTGTGGATCATGCCGTCGCAATGGGTCGAGATCGTGCCGGGAAAGGTCGAGTTCGTCGACGGCTATCTCTATGGCGCGACCCGCGACCAGCGGCGCTTTTTCCCTGCCGACGAAGTGATCCACTTCAGACGGCCAAACCCTGGCGATCTGTACTACGGGCTCGGCAAGGCGGAAGCCGCATGGGGCGCGGCGATGCAGAACGAAGCCGTGCATGAGATGGACCTGTCGTTCTTCTCCAACAAGGCGCGGCCCGACTACCTGCTGACCTTCAAGGGCGTTGCCGATCCGAACGAGATCGAGCGGCTTGAGGTCCAGATCGACGAGAAGTTGCGCGGCAAGAAGCGTACGGGCCGCTTCCTCACGATGTCGTCGGATGTCGACTTGAAGCCGATGGGCTTCCCGCCGAAGGACTTGGCAGGCCGAACGGAGATCATCGAGGAGATCGCCGCGGTATTTGGCGTGCCTGTCTCGATGCTCAAGGCGAACGACCCGAACCTCGCGTCAGCGCAGGTCGGCTTCGCATCGTGGCGGTCGAACACGATCCTCCCGCTCCTGCGGATGGACGAGGAGACGCTGAATCAGTCGCTCCTGCCGCTATTCGGCATCGAGGACGACGCGTTCCTTGCGTACGACAATCCAGTCCTCGAGGATGAGCGCTTTGAGTTTGAGCGCGTCCGCGCCGCCGTCTCCGCTGGCATGATGACCGTCAACGAGGCGCGCGAACTGCAAGGGCTCGCCGCCAGCGATGACCCGAACGCGGATTCCCTGCTATTCAACAACCAGCCGCTCGGCGGTCCCGTCCCGCCGCCGCCGGCTGTCCCGTCCTTCTCCCCTGAGCCGCCGTCCGCGCCCGCCGGCCCCGCCGGGCCGGACGGTGGCGGGGAGGGAACGACACCCGTAGACGAGCCCGTCGCGGATGTCGGCGTGAAGTCGTGGCAGAACGCGATGCACACGCTCGGCGCGGTCGACGAGAAGGCGAGTCCCGCCGACTGCGTCTCCGAGAAGATTCCGAAGCTTCTCGACGAGGGCTACCCGCGTGACCAGGCGATCGCCATCGCCATTTCCATGTGCGATGCTGGATCGAAGGCCGTGTCCGACATCGACACGAAGCCGCCCGAGGCGGTGGCTCGCAACGCGCAGCGCGCGCTCGAGGTCCGCAGCGAGAAGCCAGAGAGTCAGCGCGGCATGACTGAAGTCGGCATCGCCCGCGCGCGCGACCTGGCGAACCGTGCGAACCTCTCGGAGGAGACAATCCGTCGCATGGCCGCGTACTTTGAGCGGCACGAAGTCGACAAGCAGGGCGAGACATGGGACGAGCAGGGCAAGGGCTGGCAGGCGTGGTACGGCTGGGGCGGCGACGAGGGCTGGGCATGGGCTCGGCGCAAGGTCGAGGAGTTCGATCGCGCGCGCGGCGTGAAGTCTGGCTGCGGCTGCGACCGTGCCAAGGACTTTGCCGCGGACCTCGACGCGTGCCTCTGCGACGAGGTCGAGACGAAGAACTGCGGCACGGGCGCAGATGGATTTGAGGAAGGCAACACTTGCGGCGGCGGTAGTGGCGGCGGCGGTTCATCGTCTGGAGGAGATGGCGCATCGAAGCCCGCGTCAGACAAGCCGAAGAAGCCGTCGAGCCGCAAGCCGAAGCAGCCCAAGGCAGAAGCCGGCAAGCCTCCCGCCGCTGGACTGAAGGAACCGAAGAAGCACGACGTTGCGCTGCCGGTCAATCCGCGCAAGATGAGCATTGACCAGTTTGACGCGGGTCTGCGCGCGCTCGGATATACCGAGGTCGGCAAGCGCACCGAAAACCCGTACAGCCGCACGGATCGCCGCACCTACTACACGGTGCGCGATGCGGACGGCAACACGGCAGAAGTCGAGATGAACGAACTGCTCGGCACGATGTACGCGAACTCGAGTGATCCGAAGCTTCAGGCGGTCACTCCGAAGCCGCGGTCAAAGTCCCTCTGCGGATGCGGGTTCGAGTCAGGTGCGTCAATCTCGCAGAAGGCGCTCTGGTCTATGGACGGCGAGCAGCTGCCCGAGATCCACACGAAGGCGCGCGCAAAGAAGCCCGATGCCGGCGACGAGTTCGAGGAGATCACGGAGGACGAGCGAGCCATCGGCAACGCAGTCGACCGCGTCCTGCAGCGCCAGATTTCGGCCGTCCTCAAGGAGATGAACGCGTCGACCGCGCCGAGCGCCGACCTGACGCTGAAGGTGGAGTCGCTTCTGAAGAGCGCGCGATGGGACCGCGAGTTAGTCGCGGCGCTTCGCCCCTACTTGCAGTCGAGCCTCAAGACGGGCATCTCGCTCGGCACAGACACCATCAAGAACCTGGCGACGGCGTTGCCAGATTTAACGCCAGAGACGGCGAACCTCGACGCGTACGTCGAGTCGGAATCGGTGCGGCTTGCGCGCAATAGCGCGCGCTCGGTGAACCAGTACACCTCCGTACGCGTCTCCAAGATTCTGGGCGACGGCATCCAGAGCGGCGAGACGATTCCCGAACTCGCCACGCGCGTGCAGGAGTGGGCAGGCGAGAAGGGCGATGCGGCGCGACAGACGCGCTCGAGGGCTATCACCATCGCCCGCACCGAGGCGCAGCGCGCGACCCGCAAGGCCGAGAGCGAGGCGTGGAAGTCTACGGGTCTGGTCGAGGGCAAGAAATGGCTCCTCGCGCCTGACCCCTGCGAGTTCTGCCAGGCCGCAGCCGAGCAGTTTGGGCAGAAGTCGGTCGGAATCAACGAGCCGTTCTACAAGCAGGGCGACACGCTCACTGGCGCGGACGGCGGGGAGCTGGCGCTTGACTACGAGGCGGTCGACGGTCCGCCGCTGCACCCGAACTGCCGATGCTCGATGCAGCCGGTCCTCGTCGACGATTACGAACAGATCATCAAGGACATGGAAGCGGACGCGGCGACGATGACGGGTCCGTACACGGAGCCAACGGAATGACCACGAAGACGAAGGCGCTTGCCGCGGACATCAGCTCGACGGCAAAGGGCTTTACCGCCATCATCACGGCCGAGACGATCGACCGCGACGGCGAAGTCCTCATCCCTGGCGGCATGAACTCCGCGACGTTTGAGACGAACCCCGTCCTGTTCTGGAACCACGACTACGAGAAGCCTGTCGGGCGCGCGACCTCGATCAAGCGCCGAGAAAAGGACATCGTGGCCGACTTCATCTTCGCCAAGCGACCTGACGGCTACTCGGGCGAGTTCTTCCCAGAGGTCGCCGCGGCGCTCGTCGGGCAGGGGATCGTCAAGGGCGTGTCGGTCGGCTACACCTCGGAGCCAGGCGGCACGCGCCGCGCCAGCGAGGTCGACCGCAAGAAGTACGGCGACGGGGTCCACACGGTCTACAGCCGTTGGAAGCTGCTGGAGATCAGCCTTGCGCCGCTCCAGGCGAATCCCGAAGCGCTAATCACCGCGGTCAAGAAGGGCATCGTTAGCCCCGTCGCGGCAAAGCGGTTCTTCGGCATCGAGCCGCCGCGTCGCGTGTCGATCGTCGTCCCGATCGCCGTGAAGCGCGCGGACTCATCCGCCGCTTCCGCCAAGCCGATTGACGCAGAAGCCATCATCGCGCGCGAGATCGCTCGAGCGCGTGGACGGCTTTGGTCGTGAGTCCGCGGCGCGCCTACGGAACGCCTGAAAGCGCGCCTCACGGCAGACCATAGAACGAAACGGAGTCCGAAATGAAGACCATGAACACCAGCGAGCTGCGCGAGCATCTCACCAAGGCCGCCGCCCTTAAGGGCGAGGCCGGCGTGATCGCGCAGAAGAAGCTCATCCTCGATCGCTTCATGATCGTGGACGAGAACGGTCTGGCGGTCGACCCCGAGGCGATCGACATCACGATCGCGCCGGCCGCCGGAGAGCCTGAGATGGAAACCGACGCGGCCAAGGAGCCCGAAATGACCGAAGACCAGATCCAGAAGAGCGTGCGCTCGGCTCTCGCCAGCGCGAACCCGAGCGGCGCGAAGTTCGCCGTCACCGCCGAGCCGAAGGCTTGGGAGAGCGCCCGTCAGTACGGCCGCCTCAAGCACCTCAAGTCCAAGGAAACCGCGTTCCGCATGGGTGCGTGGTTCCTCGGCGCGATGGGTCACAAGAAGTCCGCGGACTTCTGCGCCTCGCAGGGGCTCGTCATCCGCAAGGCCCACACGGAAGGCGTGAACTCGCAGGGCGGCTACCTCGTTCCCGACGAGTTCGAGAACGAGCTGGTGACCCTCCGCGAGCAGTACGGCGTGATTCGCCGCAACGCCCGCGTCTGGCCGATGGCGAGCGACACGCTTCGCATCCCGAAGCGAGCAGCGGGCCTCACCGCCTACTTCGTCGGAGAGGCTGCGGCCGGCACGGAGTCGACCCAGACCATCGACCAGGTCAACCTCGTCGCCAAGAAGCTGATGGCCCTGACGACCGTTACGAGCGAACTGCTTGAGGACGCGCTGGTCAACATCGGTGACGACATCGCCGGCGAGATCGCCTACGCGTTTGCCTTCAAGGAGGACGACGCGGGCTTCAACGGCGACGGCACGTCGGGCTACGGCGGCATCGTCGGCCTCTCGACCACGCTTGCTGACGCGACCTACCAGATCAGCGACGGCGCGCAGACCGCTACGAGCGGAGTGACCGCTGCCGAGATCGCGGCGGCGCTTGCGAAGCTGCCTGGCTGGGCGGCGCAGCGGAACAACATCAAGTTCTACTGCAACAAGTCCGTGTACCACAGCGTCTTTGAGCGCCTGGCCTACGGCGCGGGCGGCGCGACGACCACGGAGCTCATCCGCGGCGTGACCGGCCCGTCATTCTTCGGCTACCCCGTCGAGTTCACCCAGGTTCTCTCCGCGGCCCCGAGCGGCGCTGGCGCGACCTACGCCTACGTCGGTGACATGACGCAGGCCGTCTACCTGGGCGACCGTCGCTCCACCTCCATCGCTTTCTCCGACTCGGCGCTGAACGCGTTCGAGCAGGACGAGCGCGTGATTCGCGGCACCCAGCGCTTCGACATCGTCTGCGCCAACTGCGGCAGCTCGTCTGCCGCCGGCGCGATGATCAAGATGACCCTCTGAGATAGGAAGGAACCTCACCCATGAAGCCCATCAGCAAGTTCATCGTCGCCAACGGCGCAGGCGTTTCGACGCTGACCGCCTCGATCGACACGCGTGGTTTCTCCTACGCCCAGATCGTCGCAAGCGCGACCATCACCAACGGCCTGCACACGACCGCGGCGAACACGATCCTCGAGGAGTCCGACGACAACTCGACCTTCACGACCGTGACCACGGGACTCTCGCAGGTCACGACCTCCGCGGCGACCTCGGTCGCCAAGGTGGCATGGAACGTCGACCTCCGCGGCCGCAAGCGGTATCTGAAGCCGACCGTTGGCCTCGCGGCCACCGCCGGCATCAACCTGACCGCCGTCCTTTCGGACGCGGCCGACCAGCCGTCGACGGCAACCGAGGCAGGCACGATCAACGTGGCCTACCTCTGATCGCACGACCCATTCGCGTGGAACGGGGCCGCACCTTGTGTGCGGCCCTGTTCTCTTTGGCTACCATCCGCGCAGGAGACAGCAATGAACTACGAGAGTGGATTGCCAGAGCGCCGCGACCTCGGCATGACGGTGGCCGAGATGACGACCGAGGATGCCGTCGAGTTCCTCCGCAAGCTTGCATCGGAGACGGAGGACGGCGGCGAAGTCGTCATCACCGTGCCGGACTTTGACCGCGCCGTCGAGCTCTACCGCGCCGGATCGCCTGGCGCGGAGAAAGCCTGCGTCGACGGAGGCCGCTTCAAGTCGATCTGGAACCGCGCGAAGCTGCTGCGTCTTCTCGACGCGGCTGGCTTCTGTGCCGCCGGTCCCGCTTCGGGAACGTCTTGGGAGAAGGACGGGACGATCTCCATCGTCGCGCGCAAATACTGGCGCACGCAGCCGCCGAAGCCGCTGAACGACATCCTCGCCATCATGTCGCTGCCGCGCGTTGCGTGGACGACGACGATGGGATGTCTGCACGAATCCTGCAGCAAGCTGGGCATCGACGCGGTTCGGTCGACGGGCGTGTTCTGGGGCCAATGCCTCGAGCGGATGCTTGAGCAGACCGCGCGCGACGGCCACAAGTACGCGCTGACCGTCGACTACGACAGCGTGTTTGACGCGAACGACATCGTTCGGCTCTGGCAGATCATGGAGTCGAATCCCGACATCGACGTTCTCTGCCCGTTGCAGATCCAGCGCGACAAGCCGAACAGCCTGTTCTGCATCATGGGCTCGGACGGAAAGCTGATTGACGCGCTGTCCGAGGAACGGCTGCTTTGCGAGGCGATTGACATCTACAGCGGTCATTTCGGCCTGACGCTCATCCGATGCAGCGCGCTCGAGGGCATCAAGCGCCCGCTGTTCTGGGGTCAGCCCGACGCGGACGGCAGCTGGGGCAAGGGCCGCACCGATGACGACATCTTCTTCTGGAACCGTCTGCGAGAGGCTGGCCGGCGCGTCTGCCTCACGCCGCGCGTGAGGATCGGCCACCTGCAGCTCGTCGTCTCATGGCCCGACGAGTCGTTCGAGGCGATGCACCAGTATCACCCCGCCTACATCGACGAGGGGAGGCCCAAATGCACGATGACCTTCTGATCGTGCTGAAGCCGTTTGCCGTGGCCGACCCGCGCCACGGGCGGCGGGAGCTTCGGCCAGGGACGGCGGTCCATCTGGACGCGCCGAACATCGAGGATCTAATCCGCCGCGGCTACCTGAAGCGGGTCGCGCCGGCTGCGCCGCTCTTCGCGGAATCGCCTGAGAACGCCGTGAAGCCGATGAAACGGCGCAAGGAGTCCTAGTGGCGATCAGCGCAGACACCCTAGTTTCGCTCTCAGACTTCAAGGTCTATGCGGGCATCACGACCGCGGCCGACGATGTCGTCCTGCAGCAGACGATCGACCGAGCGTCGATCGCCGCGCAGACCTACTGCGGTCGCAAGTTCGTGCAGCAGGATTACGTCGAAATCCGCGACACGACGGGTCAGGCGCGGCTTGCGCTGCGCCAGTCGCCCGTCTCCGTCGTGCGGTTCGTCGGGGTCGGCTGGGACTCCGTGCTGTCGATCAACTCGACCGTGGCCTCGGACGCGTTCGTGTCCGTCTCGATGAACGGGCAGCACCTCCACCTGTACCGCATCGACGTAAACGGGCAGGCGACATCGACCAACATCTCGCTCGCATCGCACGATGTCACGACGGAGCTGGTCGCCGCGATCAACACACACACGGGCTTCCTTGCGGCAACGCTGTTGAACGTGCCGGTGAAGTACATCCGCAAGCTGGTCGGGCGCGACCTCAAGAACTCGACGGCGTATCTCGAGGCTCCGACCGATTCATTCACCGACTACATCGCGGACCTAGATGCGGGCATCATCCACGGGCGCGGACTTGACCTGCCGCGGTCGATGCTCATCGACTACACGGCCGGCTATGAGGAAGTCCCGCTGGACGTTCAGCAGGCCGTGATGATGATCGCGCAGCGCATCTACCACGGACGCAAGCGAGATTTCGGGGTGCAGAGCGAATCGCTAGGCGGCTACTCGTACAGCCTGCGCGCGGCAGCTGAGATCGACGGAGAGGCGCGCGCGCTGCTAGACGGCTATCGGAGGCTCCGGTGAGCATTTCGAGCCTCGTCGGGCGCTTCGGGATCGACCTGTACGTCTACAGGCCGACACTCACGACGGCATCGGACGGGACGGTCGTCCGTACCTTCTCGTCCGCGGCGATCACCGCGCGCGGCTTCGTGCAGCCGACAGGACAGACGCAGGATGTCTTTGAGGGCCGCGCGTCGAGCCGAACGACGGGAACCGCGTACTTCGACGGCGCGCTCGATATCCGCATCGAGGACGAAATCTACAGCGGGACATCGGGAAGCGTGACGGCGTGGCGCGTCACGGGCGCGGTCAATCCAGGCGAGATCGGACGGACCCTTGCGGCGCTCCATCTCAACATGACGGCCGTCGATGTCGTTGAGGTCGAGCCAACGGTGGCGCTCTGATGGCAAAAGCGAAGGTCAACATCGACCCGAAGGCGATCAAGGCCACGTTCGACTCTGCGAACCTGGAGGCCATGAACGTCTCGTTCCTCGCGCTCGGCCGTCTGGTCCGAACGAAGCTCTCGCAGCCAGGCACGGGACGCATCTACCGCGTGTCGCGCGGACGCGGGCGCGGCGCTCGCAACCTGCGCGCGGCGGGATTCCACCGTGCCAGCGCGGCCGGCTTCCCGCCGGCGGTCAACACCAACCGCCTGCGCGCGTCGTTCATCTCCGACCAGCTCGGGCAATGGAAATATGGCTACGCGCGCGTCGACCAGACCGACACGAAGACGATTCTCAACTACGGCAGCCGCGTGACGTACGCGCCGATGCTTGAGTATGGAACGCGTCGGATGCGCGCGCGCCCGTACCTGCGTCCGACCGTCGACGTATTCCGCAAGCAGGTGGGACGCATCTTCGGCGTGGCGTACCGCCGTTGGTTCGGCCCGCAGTCGCCGGCAGGAGGTGGCAAGTGAGCCAGAAAGCCATCTTGGACGCGCTGGCGACCCGCCTGGCGGCTTCCACGATCAACACGACGCTAGGCGGCCGCATCGGGCTAGATCAGCTGGCGGCGAACGTGGCGCTTCCGCTGCTCGTTTATCGCGTTGCCTCGGCAAACACGGCGCAACTCTTCGGCGGCATCGAACGATTCGACCTGCAGTTTGAGTTCCAGTTCTTCCAGAAGGCATCGGACGGCACGACGATGCACACGCTGTCCAGCCAGCTCAAGACCGCACTAGACACGCAGCTCGCGGCGACTGGCTTCGATCGCGTCGTCTTCATCCGCACGGCGGTCGGCACGCCCTCATACGAGGATGATGCTTGGACGATGACCGACAACTACAGGGCCGTCGCGTTCCGCACGGCGTGAAAGGAAAGTCATGGCAGTCACCCACTACCTCATCGGAAACGACGGCGACGCGACCTTCAAGGCCGGCACGACCACGCAGACCATCTTCCGCGTGCGGTCGTACGCGGCGACGCTCACCCGCAACTCGGTCGACCTGACGGCATTCGGAGACACGGGCCGCCGCAAGCGCCTCGGTATGCTCGATGTCACGGGCTCGCTCAACGCGGTCCTGGGCCTCGACAACACCGCATCTGCCAACACGACGAGCTTCTTCTCGTCCGAGCAGCGCACCTACAACACCAGCGAGGTCGTCGAGCTGACGCTGAAGCTCGCGGGCTCGACCGCGTCGACCACGAACGAGGCCAAGATCGTGTCGAAGGTCGTCATGAACAACTTCGCCTTTAACAGCGACAAGGCCGGCGAGGCCACGCTGTCGTGCAACTTCGAGAACGCGGACGGCAACGCGCCCGTGGTGACCTGGCTCATCTGAGATGCTCGACGTATTCGCGCCGAATGGAGACGACTGGGTGTCGACGCTGGTCCTACGGGACGGGCGTGTGATGCGCCGTCGTTTTTCGCCTGGGTCGATGCCAGAGGAAGACGTTCTGCGTATCTCTATCCACCTGTCGGGAGTTGCCGCGAAGGACGTTCTTGACGCTACGATCCGCAGGGCTTCGGACGCTACCGTCGATGTTCCTGCGGACGATCATTTCGACAGACTCATGCGGAGGATACGCGAATGCAGCTAGCCGCCCCGTTCCCTGTGACGCTCGACGAGCGGCAGGTGATGCTCAAGCCCCTGACCGTCCGTCAGCGGCTCCAGTTCTCCAACATCCTCGTCGAGCGGGCGCGCGCGCGTGCCGTCGAGGCTGGCAAGGCGGCGGGGCTGACCGGCAAGGAACTTGCCGAGATGATTTCGGAAGCCGCGCTCGAAGCCGAGCGCGTTTCGGCGGTGGTGGTCGCGGCGTTCACCTTTGAGGGCGCGATGCTTGTCCTCGGCATGGCATCCAGCAAGGAAGACGCGGAGGCGATCGGCGGCGCGCTAGAGCCTGGCGAGGTCGGAGTTCTGGCCGCGCGATGCCTCGGTGTCGATGTCGCGGGGCGCGCTGGGAACAACGCGGGAAACTGAGCGCGCCGGCCGCGCGCGCATGGACGCGCGACTGGCTGGCCGAGGCTCATGTCATCGCGCGATCCGCGCCAGGGCTCGGGAACCCGCTCGACATGACGGTCGCCGAGTTCGACCGCCACCTCGCACTCGCGGCGAACGGTGGCTCGGTCGATGAGAGGCCGTGGCATAGACGGTACGTAGAGGAGGCCGCGAGGCGATGAAGGCCGGCGAAATCGAAATCTCCGTGATAGCGAACTACGCGGCGCTCGATGGGCAGCTCGCTGATGTCGTTTCCAAGTCGCAGGCGCACGGCGATGCCGCCGGCGACAGGTTCGGCAAGGGCTTTGAAGGTCACGCGCGTCGCTACATCGACCAGGCCGCGAACGAGATGGGCATGAAGTTGACGAAGGCAGCCGGCGCGCTGTCGATCGCCAACGCGCTCAACGGCGTGCTTCGCACCGTCGCGGACGGCGGAACATGGGCGGAAGGCATCACGCAGGCGCTCGAGCGGATTCCCGTTGTCGGCATCTTCTACGGGATCGGCAAGTCCATTGGCGACATCATCAGCGACGAGGCGGGTAAGGCGCTTGCAGAGCTCGACATGGAGGCCGAGCAGCGGGCGCAGAAACTTCGGCTCAAGTTCCTTGGCGAGCGCCTTGACCGTCCCGAGCAACTGCAGGCGAGCCTGACATCCGCGCGTGAGCGCGACGAGATCGACAGGCTGCGCGCCGAAGGCAACGTCGTAGAGGCGATCAACCGCGAGGCAGAGGCAAAGAAGCGCGCCGCCGCGGAGAAGCTGGAAGGCGACCTGGCCGCGATGCGCGCCGCGCAGGAGCGCGAGCTTGCGGAACTTGGCGACCGCCAGAACCAGAAGGAAGCGCGCGAGCGGTTCAAGGCAGAGGAAGCCGCGATCCGCGAACTCGCCAAGCTGGAGGCCGCGTCGATCGAGCGTACGCGCCGCACCGCTTCGGAGAAGGAAGCCGCCGCCTACCAGAAGCGCTTCGACGACGAGGTCGCCAAGCGCAAGGAGGCCGACGACAAGGCCGCCGCGCAGGCGCAGGCCGACATCCTCGACGAGATCGAGCTAATGAACTCGCTAGCGGAATCCGTTGGAGAGGAGATGGCAAAGAATGTCAGCAAGGCGCTCGAGGACTCCGCGGAGCAGATCGAGGGACTTGAGAACCAGCGGATGGCGATCGCGCAGGAGACGGGGACGATGCAGACCTCGTTCGGTACCTTCAAGTTCTCTGCGTACAGCGATGCGGAGAAGAAGCAGGTGGATAGCCAGCTGTTACGCGAAGTGCAGCTCATTCGATCCAAGGCGAATGAACTCGCTACGCAGGGAGGCCCGATCTAATGGCGCTTGTCGTCTTTGAATCAGAGGAGAGCCGGCGGCTTGGAACGGGTGGCGGATCAGTCCGCGGAACGCGCGTCTTCCATGTCTTCGACGACACGACGGCAATCACGGAGCCGTCTGCAATCGCATTCGGTACGGCTGGCCTTCCAGACATCGGTGACGTGTTCCCAGGCGAAACGGATGTCTACGCCGTCAGCTACGAAATCGAGGTCATCGCCAACTCCAACAACGTCTGGCGGGTCGAGTTCACCTACCAGAGCGGAGGAGGCGGAACGCCGCCGCCTGAGATCCTGCCGACCGAGCCTGGTTACATCCAGCTCTCGATGGAGTTCGGCGGGCAGTTCAAGGACTTCTATCGCAGTCAGCCAAACCTCAGCCTTTACGGCGGCGATCCCAACGCGACGGCAGAGTGTGGCGGAACGCCGATCGACGCAGCCGGCGAGCCGCTTTCGGTGCTTGTCATTCAGCACCGGCTCGTCATCGAAGAGACGATCGCGGTGTCCGACGTTCAAGCGGCGACGGTGCGCGCGCGCGCTGCGGTCGGAACCCGCAACGAGTCTCCCTTCTTTGGCGCGGCATCTGGAACGCTTCTGTACGAGGGTACGACTGCTCGGCGTGTGTCGCTGACGGCGTTCAGCCTCACGCATCGGTTCCTGTACGACCAGTTCTACCATATGGGTCAGCAGCCGAAGAAGAACTCGCAGCGCCAGGTGGAGGTCGACTTGTCGCAGACCTATCCGCGCGCGACGTTCGTCCGATGGGTGCAGCCGTATCCAGTCAAGTCGAACTTCAACCTGATCTCCGAGAACTTCTGATGGCGAACGAAATCACGATCAACCTCCGTCTCCTCGTCGAGAACGGCTTCCTCGTCCACAAGGAGGAGCCTGGAACGCAGTCGATCACGATGACCGGCAAGCGAGGCTGCGGAGGCATCCAGAGCATCGGGACGAGCGCCGAGGCCGTCGCGGTCGGAGACACGGGAACAGCCGGCTGGGCGTTCTTCCGCAACACGGCAACGGCAAACTACGTCGAGGTCGGCGTGCTTGTCTCCGCGACGTTCTATCCGTTCGTCAAGCTCAAGGCTGGCGAGTCGTGCATCCTGCGTCTCGGCACGAACGCGCCGTACGCGCTGGCGAACACGGCGGCGGTCGACCTTCAGTATTACATCCTCAGCGACTGACCTATGGCCTTCACGCGTTTCACCAGCGGCCGTACGGGCAACCTCACGTTCAGCCTGCTGAACGAGATCATGGACCGCATTGAAGCGCTCGAGCAGCCGAGCGCGCGCGTCGGCCTTGGCGGTCCTGTGAATCAACCGCCGTTTTTGGCGAAGGTTGGAACGCTACGCAGCGGCTCCTCAAACGAGTGGAGCTTCACGGAACACGCGTACCCAGAGAATCATCAGCTGAGTGGGTCCGTTGCGGTTGCTGGCGGCCGTACGTCGCAGCGCGAGGGCGACCAATGGGGCTACCCGCTCATCGGAACAGGATTGACGACGGGCGATGTCGTCGTGGCAGTACCCGTATACGACTCGCTATCCAAGCTGGTCTTCCATGTCGTCAAGGAAGGCGCAGGCAACGCGCAGACGATGGTCGGCAGAATCGAAAGCTTTACGGCCATCGTCGCGGATCTACGCTGGCGATATACCGTGCAGCCGATCCGAATCATCGACCTGCAGGGAGCAACGCAGAACGCAGGCTCGACGGTCACGGCTTTCAACGGTGCTGAATACCCTGGCGATACGGCGACGGTCAAGGGTGTCGGCGCGATGCCTCCGACGACGGCGACATACACGCGCAAGCCGATCAGGGCGCAGACGATTGTGACCTTGGTCATGGACGACAATGGCCGATGGGTCTTCTCGGTTCCGAACGGATACCAGGTGGTTTGCTGATGAGCGAGACGACGACCAACACAGACTACAGGCGTATGCGACCGCGCCGGCGGCTTGCCGCGCGCGTCCTGCCGGCGACCGACGCGCTCGTCTACGAGTGTCCAAGCGGCCGCATCGCGGAAGTCGAGACGATGGTGTTCTGCAACACGCACTCGAGCAAGGTCACGCTCCGCGTGTTCCATGTCATTCCAGGCGAGTCGGCAGGCACGTCGAACGCGCTGTTCTACGAACTCGACTGCGCGGCCTATACGACGACGGTCGCGGAGTTCGCCGTTCATATGGGCGCTGGCGAGAAGCTGATCGCGCGAGGCAGCACCGCTTCGCATATCGCCGCGACCGTCTACGGGATCGAGCAGGATGTTTGAGTTCGCGGCGGCGTGTTGCTGTCAGCCGACCGATGTCTGCTGCCCGTGCCGAGCATCGCTTCGGTCGTCCTACTTACTGCAATGGACGGGCTTCGTCGAACTTGCTCCGATGGAGTGCGCGGAATACTACAACGAATGCGCGGGAGGCGTGGCGAACTTCAGGCTATTGGATCAGCTGCGTATCGAGCTTCCGCAAGTCGTGGTTCCGATGAACATCGGAGGATGCCAGGGTACGGTCGTATCTGAGTTCAGAACGAGAATGCAGAGACGATATCTGTCGTTCTATGACCCGCTTCAGGGTCCAAACTGCATATACGACACAGCCGATACGGTCTTCTTCACGACGTATCGCGTCAAATACGATATGCGATTCGGAATCTTCCCTCCTATCAGGGGATTTGAGTTTGGATGCACGGGGACGACGAGAGACTTCTGGAGAGTTACCGTTGAGGTCGCAGGAGCCTTGATCCGATTCAGAACTGTGGGAGGATTCCCATGCAGCCCGTCGAGCTTCTTCCTTGAGGAACAGCCCAACGTGCCGAAGTTCTGTATGTCTCCTGGAGTACAGACAACGATCCTAGATGCGCCGCCTCCTGGGCAAAGTTGGGTCGGAACGGGATCACCAGGTTTTCCAAACAGGAACAAGCTCGTCTCATACTCGGTCGGCAACGTGGTGATTTCGTGACTCCATGCAGATACATGGTCGATCGGCGATGCGGAAATCGGCTCGCGTTGCCGATCTATGGAGCAGCGCCATCGCCTGGCGTATGTTCGGTCTGCGAGTTCCGTAACGGTTTCCGCGGCATCGGTGATGTCGTCGCATGGGCTCTATCGTTCACGCCTGCGCGACGGTTGCAGATGGCGCAATGCAAGTCATGCAAGGACCGGCAGCAAGCCATGAATGACGCGATGCCGATGCGCGGCGGGTGCGGCTGCGCGCCGAAATCGACCGATGAACGGAAGGAAGGCTAGCAATGGCGATCACCTACACGGGAACCAACGGTCTGTTCACCCGCCTCGGCGCGCTCATCTACATGATGGACGCTATCCGCACGCACCAGAACAACCTCAAGACGCTGTTCGACAACGTGCAGGGCGAGTACAGCGCGGCCGACCGCTACATGATCGACCAGCTGTCGGGGAACCTCGAGATGCGGCAGATGGAGGCGGGAAACGTCCTCCTCGACGTGCAGGCCGCGGCGGTCAAGACGCTCGTGGAAATGCTCTGGGTCGACGCGCAGACGAGCAGCAACCGCACGATGCGGACGAAGGCCATCGAGGACGCGCTGGTCTACCTCATCCGCGACATGGACGCTACGTCGAACTCCGTACAGGGAACGACCGTCGCCGGAGGCGTTCTAGGTACGAGCGGCACGGGCAACGGAACCATGCTGTTCTTGAACGAAGCCCCGAACGTCCTGCTCGGCTCGACCAACGACTGGCCGAACATCCGTACCGACCTCCTCGTCGCGCAATGCGTGCAGGACGCACAGGACGGCGCGCTGACGGCTGGCGCGGAACTGTTCCGCATCACGGGAACGGCCGCCTATGGCGGTCTCGACTGGCGCTTCCCCGCGGGATCGGGCGCGCAGATGACGCTAGCCAGCGCGACCGCCGGCATCGACTACGGAACGCAGTACGCGAACATCGGGACGAACACGGACCTCGAGGACTGGACGAGCAACGTGCCAGACCAATGGTCGGTCGTGAGCGGCACTGCGGGAACCGACTTCCTCGCGGAGACGGGAACCTACTACCGCGGCGCGTCATGCCTCAAGGCTCCTGCGACCTCGACGACATGGCGCATCCGCCAGCAGCTCGGTAGCCCGAGCGGTTCGCTCGGCACGATCCAGCCCGATCGGCCCTACGCGCTCGTATTCGCTGCGAAGAAGGACGCGTCCGCGACAGGCGCTATCCGCGTCTCGATCAAGGACGCATCGAACAACGTCGTCGGCAGCATGACCAAGGCGCTGACCGTGGCGAGCGACCTCACGACGAGCTGGGCGCTGTACTCGACGACCGTCCGCTCTCCAAAGGTTCTGCCGGCTGCGTCCTACATCGTGGTCGAGGCGACGACGGGAATCGGAACCGCGGCCGTCTACATCGACGAGATCGTCGTCTGCGAGATGAAGCCGATCGCGCCAGGCGGTCAGGCTATCTCGATCATCGCTGGCTCCACGAACTACATCGTCGAGGACCGCCTGCTTCGGAAGTTCTCCAACGCAGACGAGGGACAGTTCGTCCGCGCCTTCGACCGGCTCTTCGATATGTACGGGAAGGGTCTGTCGCTGCCCCAGAACTACCTCGGCGGCGAGACGATCGCGGATACCCTCATCGCGTGAGCGAGAGGATGAGGCTCGTTCGCGCGTAGCTGATGAGGATCTGGAGGTCGTGGTCCTCGGCGGTGTCGAGCGCGAGCGTGAGAAGGTCTAGCAGGTCGAGGTCGTGGCGCTCGAGTTCCGCGCGCTCGGCGGGCCTGCGGCTACCGCCGAACGGCGCGTCCGTGCGCCGAACGGCGGCCCTCGTCCGCAGAAGAAACGCCCTGACCCTGCGGGATTTGAGGCTCGGGTGGAGATTTTTCGGATTTTCCTGTAGGCGCACGGGCGGAATACCGATTACCATTTACGGAACGCGGCACGGAGCCGCAGAACTAGGAGACACAATGGACATCGTACTGACTGGGGCATTCGTCCTCTTCATCATCGCCGCGGCTTTCTGGCCGCTCTTCGACGACAAGGGGGCGCGATGACTACCGAACTCGCACGGCAGACCCTTTCGCCTGAGCGGGTCGACCTTCTGACCCGCACCATCGCCAAGGGCGCGAGCCGCGACGAACTCGCGCTCTTTGTCGCTATCTGCGACCGCACGGGCCTCGACCCGTTCGCCCGCCAGATTTACCTGGTCCCGCGCTGGGATGCCAAGCTCGGGATGGAGGTTCGTCAGCCTCAGGTTTCGATCGACGGCGCTCGACTGGTCGCGCAGCGGTCGGGCGAGTACGCGGGGCAGACCGCCGTGACCTGGTGCGCCGCGGATGGCGTGTGGCGGGACATTTGGCTTTCCGACGATCCGCCGGCGGCGGCGCGGGTCGGCTGCTACCGCCGCGGCTTCGCGGAGCCGCTCTACGCTACGGCGCTGTGGCGCGAATACTGCCCGCGGAACAACAAGACGGGTCAGCCGCTTCCCATGTGGGCGAAGATGCCGTCGCTGATGCTCGCCAAGTGCGCCGAAGCGCTGGCGCTTCGCAAGGCGTTTCCCGCGGAACTTAGCGGCCTCTACACGGCCGAGGAGATGGCCCAGGCCGAGACGGCTCCCGAGGCCGCGCCCGTGCCGAAGGCGGCCGCGGCGGCCCTTCCCGCGCCCGTGGAGGCTCCTCAGAGCCCTGCGGAGCGGAAGGCCGATCTGGACGCGCTGATGTCGCCAACGCCCGTAGCGGCGGCTGCGGCCGCGCCTGCGGTCACGGCAGAGGATCAGGTCTGGATCCCGCCCGATTGCGCGGTCGCGCAGGTCGCCGGTAAGAAGGGCGGGACGGTCTGGCGGCTCGACTGCCCCAACTGCCCGCAGCCGATCGCGGTGACGGATGCCAAGCTCGCCTCGCAGCTAGAGGCGAACATCGCGTTTCGCATCTCGAGCCTCGTCCGCATCGAGGTCGTCGGCGGGAAGCGGATCGCGCGCGAGATCATCGCGGAGGG